AGTAGAAAGAGCTTCACCCATATCAGAAGAACCAAGTCTATCTAGAACTTCATCGGGTAGGTCTGGTCTAGCTGGTATGGCTTTTCCACCAAACTGAGAAGGAGTGATGTCCTTTTCTATCTCACCGGCTTTGATAGTAGCTACTTTAGCTCTTGGTATTAACCGGCCCACAGCTGCTGTTTTACAAATAGGGGCCGGCGGAAGAAAGGAGGAACTAGCTGCTTTCTCCATCTGCTCCTCCACATCTGGAAGATATCCCTCATCCTCTGCCACCCTCCATGATGGCACTGTCTCCCCCGTCCCTACTGATGCTAACTTGGCCATCACCTTCGCCGTCTTGTCCGCACCTATGAAGACAAACGAGATATCAAAGAATCGCGGGAAGTCGTTGATAGCATATATCTTCACACCGTTAGGTAAGATCTTATTGAGTTGGGTACGGAGATGCTGACAATAGTCGTTCCTAGTAATAGAGACACCACGTATAGGGTTCTTCTTATGCACCTCTAGAACAGCATCCCCAGGGCTCTTGTGCCTAGCAGGATCAAAGGTAGCTACTGCAGCTTCAAATCTAGGCATATCAGTGCATGCTGAACATCGATCAAAAGGAACTTTCGTTCCCATGCTGACATCCTGGTACATACCCTGATCTATCTTGTCACAGACACTTGTTCCGCCGAATCTGTTTGCCTTGTCTCTATCAAGTTCAATCACCAACTCCACCCGCTTCATCTGGTCATTCCAAGCAGACAACAGTATGTTACCTAGGCTTTTCTCCGGGCTCTTATTCTGATGGTGAGTGTAGATTCCTGCAGTTTGGAATGTCTCGTAGCCATAAACAGGCCCTCTGTGGATCAATGACGCAACGCCGAACCAGTCTCCATTTATATTTGATCCCCAGAATTCTCCAGCACCTAGCGCGTTCACCAACAGGTAAATCTTATTGGAGCTTGGCTTCAATTTCCCAAGTAAATCGCGGACGGAAGGAAGAAGGGGAGCTGCAGTTTTACCCATACCAAAGAAAGCCGCAGCCTTCTCCATATCTCCCGGCTGGAAGACTTGTATGAGTCGCTCACCACTAGGCTGGTGAGCTTGATACTGGCAGACTTTTATGATCACAGACTAAATTACCCTTTTCCGTACATTCTCTCTCCGCCCTTTGACCCACCACCTTGAGGTACATCACCTGGGTTTATCTGGGGAAGTTGCTTTGTGAGCATACCAACCACAGGTGACTGGGAAGGAAGCAAACCCCTATCTTTCTGCACACCAGATACCGACTTTTGAATTCCCGCCAGCATGTTGGCTGTTTCCATAGGCACTGCCGGGCTACCTTCTGGGCCTCTATCCAGCAAGTTGCGTACGAAAGAGCCTGCAATCACGGGGTCAGCAGCCATGTGTGGAGACATATGCCGGAGAGAGTTGTAGTAAGCCTGGACTCTTCCAGCATCCTCTTTTTGAAGCTCTGGATGGGCTTCGATCATAGCCTTGTACTCCATAGGCTTCTTGACCTTGTCTACACCAAAATTTACCATTTGCCTGGCACCACGAATACCAGCATCCAAAGCAAGGCCCGCAGACCCTATGACAGCCGCAGTCTGTAAATTGCCACCAAGATTGTACCCGAATCGTTGACCTGCAGTGTCTAAGGTTGGCTCCCCAGAACGCAGACCCTCTAGTAGAGACTTCAAAAATCCAGGTGCTCTCTTTGCCGCCCCCTCAGCTACTTCACCCATTGCACCTGCTGTTTTCTCTTGAAGAAATGCTTCTACTGGGTTCATTGATCATATCACGCGGAAATTCTTTCCTTAGGGGAAAGAATGCGTGTCCTCCATGTGTTATAGGTTCTAAATTGTACCTCGGGTAGCTTACTGATCGTACCCCTGTGCTTTTAGCTGTCTTTGATATTTCCACTCATCTAACTTGTTCTTTGCACCTTTTCCGCCCTTATACACCCCATAACCTACCCCCAGTGTAGGTGCTGCTGTAATCAGGCCAGTAAGAGCTTTAGGTGCTCCGACACTACCAAGATGCCCTGCTGTAGCCTGAGCACCTGCATTTGCAGCATTCCACAAGTGCCCGGTGGTTCTTCCTATCTTGCCGGCAGCATCCCCTACAATCCCTGCTGTCTTTGTTCGCAGAATACTCAGGGCCTTAGCATATTGAATTGGTGTCATGACAGCATCCCGTGTAGCTTAGATCTAACTTCCGTGAGCTGCTCATCAAGTACTTCAATGCTCTTTTGCAAGATATGATGCCCATGAGCAACCTTAGTGAAGGCTACAAACTGCGCCACCAAGGGGTGAGACGGATTGGGCAATGTACCAGCACTGGCAGTCTTGTTTAGAGACTTCCCCAGCTCTTCTTCGGAATGACCACGAGTCTGGAGCTGCTTTACTACCAGGGCCATGGCCTCTTTGAACATAGGAGCATCAGGGGAATGACTGGCCCAAACTCTGGCTATATCTCCCATAGGAGTACCGGTCTCTAGTTCTTGTGCCGCCGTTTTACACAAATCTGAAGAGACGTCATCATAGATCACGCCGGAAGTAGAGAGCTTACTGATCATAGTCTCTCTAGTTCCCTCCAGGCATAGTCTCAAATCATTGAGCTCATCTATTGGATTGTAGTGGCTCATATGATCTCTGTCCGAACCCGAATGTGCTGAAGCGGTCTTTTCTTTGTCTCCGCCGATCTTAATACCAAATGCCTCAGCAAAAGCATCCTCGGTAACACCGGCTGTCTTGTATTGCCCGGTAGGTTCGGCGTAATCACTTGATCCAACCTTGCTGAGCATAGGATTGCCTCCGTCATTCAAGTCTTTGAGGACAGTGCCAGGGTTAGCTGGGCCACCTTCAAAAGTGACATTCCGCATCTCCCCAGCCTTCTCAAACTCCGTCAGGTAGGCATTGGTATTGGCAAACTCACATACCCGCTTCACCTGCTCCGGCGACAGCTTGGCCTCCTTCACCACCTCCACTACCGCATCAGAAAGCCTGGTGCCATGCTCGCTGTAGGCTGCGGCAGCACGTTTACCCATCAATTCCAGCTGTTCTGGGTCTATAGGCTTTGCTGCCTGTTGTAAAGCTAAGCCCAGTGGTAGAGAATCAACAGAATCGCTCATAGAGTTCTCCTAGGGGTATGATACGAAGTGCACTAGTTGCATGTCAACGCACCTGACATCCTTTACTAGTGATAGCATGGAGCATAAAGACATGGGAAGCAACGCAGATGAGGCTGAGCACACTGCAAGATTACTAGATGCCAGGATAGATGGTCTAGAGAAACAAGTAGCCTTTCTACTCCGTGTGAATGGATTGGACCTATCCCATTTCCGCACCGTCAAAGACAATGAACTACTTGGACTCTATCAAGATGCTGTTCAACTAGTGGCTATAGTGCAGAGGGGAGTAGCCCTGGAGGTAATAGATCGATGGGCTGAGTACTTCATACAGCTTTCTGAGTATGAATTCACCAGGCTCCAACCGATAGTGTCTTTCGATCACACTTGGGAGCCATTCTTCTTACTCTGCACCAAGATGATGACCCAGGTACGACAAGACACTAAGTTACCGGACAGTGCTCGCATCCAGCAGCTATACGCCCTACTAGATAAGGGCCGGAAGAATCTTAGAGATGCTGCTGTGATCATGTGCAGGAAGTACCCAGGCACACTCACCAAGAGGGGCATGGTTATGATCAAGGATGGGGACCTCTTAGCCAGCATTTCCTGAAGGCCAAAAATTGACCCCCTAATATGGTCAAAAGCTGGGTATTTGGTGCAAAAACAAGACCCAGGCGGGTATAAGTATAGTGAACCGGAGAAGCTAGCCCAGTTGGGTTGGCTTGCAATAGCTGACCTAGAAACCGGGCGACCCCAAACAAGGAGAGAGTTATGAAAGATACCGAAAACGAAACACAGAATCCGAACGCAACACCATCAGCAGAGGAGCACGACGTGACCAAGATGAACCCGACGCAGTTGAGGGCACGAGTGGAAAGTCTGCAGGAGCAGCTCACGGCTGCGAAAGACAACCTAGGAGGGTTGTCTGCAGAGGTTATTCTCCTCCGCAACCAGCTCAACACGGGCATGACGAGCGAAGCCCTTGCCAAGAAGGGTGTGTTCCCTCGTGGTTCGTTGATCACGTTGGGCCTGGGACAAGACATGGTCAACATGTTCAATGACCCGACGGTGGCCGGCAAGATCTATCATGGTGTGACTGGCACCACCAAGGTGGTGGGCGTGGCAACCGTAGCATCGGCTACGTACGGCCTGATTGCGGGCTGGTTGGCCAAGCGGGCTGCCCTCAAAGCAGTCAGCCATGTGGCTGGAATTGAGGCTGGGAACAGCCTTGAAAATGCCGCGATGGCCACTGCAGCGGTGTTCTAGAAGGTCTCCTGCGGCCCACTCGATAGCTGAAAGTTGGTAAGTCCTGCCGGATGTCACCAGGTAACAGCTTGAGAGTGGGTCGCTAGGGGGTTCGAATCCCCGGAGAAGAAACCCTAACGGGTTCTTCTTTAGCTGCAAATCAACGAGCCAGTAAGGTATAAGAAGTATAGATCAGGGAAGTGTTAATCCCTGGTCGAACCCCTACAAGGAGAACCCAAGTTATGGTGTCTATACAAGAATTGATCAATCTGGTGACTCAAGGCATCCTGCAGCTGAACACAGAGATCACCCCAGCAGTCTATAACATCGATCCTGCCCATGCGAAGGCGAGAGCCAAGAACATCGTGCAGGCCCTGATCTCGAATTTCGATATTCAACCACTGCCGCAAGAGGTGCTCTGCTGACCTGACCCCACAGGTGCCTGTAAAGGCAGACCTGTAGAGAAGCCACTCGCCCACTCCGATCCCGAGTTGGCTTCTCTTTAACCCGCGATTTTATTTAGCACGCGGAAGAAAAAACCAGCGTGTGCGGGTATAAGAATACTGGTTCCCAAACATTCACCCTCACGGAGATCAAATGAACGACAAGAAGAACCATGCTCTTTGCTACTTCCATGCCTACGGTAAAGTGTGCCTCACAATCTCAGCCCAAAGAATTTGGCGTGCTCCCGGTCTATCTGCACACGAAGCTACACCTAAAGCTGTAGATGCCCATGCTACTCATATGTGGATAGTTGGTATGGCCTTATGCTTACCATGCAACAGGGATTCAGGAACTAAGAGAAGAGGAAGAAATGTGGCGGAAGGTAGGGCTATCTCTTGCTTGGAAGAGATGGGTGCGCTTGTAGACGGACTCCCTGCAAAACAACTCCTATGGAAACATCCTGTGGACTTCTCAAGTAAGACAACAGGACAGTTCCTCATGAATGAGGATGCCCTGGAACGGACACTTATCAAGCTTCGACTCATGGAGATCGATAGTAACCTGGGTATTCAAACCATTACAGACATGATTGAGACTCGTGATAGTAGACTAATAAAGGGCAGAGATGATAAACTGATCAGGTCTCTACGTAAGATACGAAAGCTAGCCGCAGCTCATGACGGTAGCGCTGGCCTGTACAAAGCCTACAAGAAAGTGTTCACCACGGGTTCGCTGTAGTAGCAAGAGAAAGCCAAGAGTGGCCTCTTCTCTTTAGCTATTAGGCTACCTCAATAATTCTCCATAAGCCCACTGTCCTGCATAGGTGCAAATATATCTGGACGTGGCCGCTCTATGCAGGAAGCCAGCATGCACAGCAGCAAAGAATGAAATGCATCATCCGCTTTTCCCGGCGGCTTCTTGTACTCGTTCATCCTGAGACGCACGTTATACTCGGTGAAGATACTTAGGATGTCAGAGCCATGTGGGTCCTGGTAGTCTTCCCACCTGGGCAAGTCAATCTTCTTTGCCTTCAAGGCATTGAAGATATCACTCATGACTTCAGAACGGTGGCACATCCATCGACGCAAGTTTGGCTCCCAATATATCTTCTTTTTCTGCCGAGGGTTGTACTGATACTTCATTACCTTGTTGGCACCAAACCTCTTGATCAATTTGTCGTTCTGGTAGAAACCACCACCATAGTCTACACCTATGATCTTTACTTGTACCTGAGACAGCATCTGGGTAATTAAATCAAGCTGCTTCTCGGGGTCCAGATCTTGGCCCGTAAATCTGTGGCACCAGAAGATGGAGAAGTTACCTGTACCAAAGTACCCACCAAATGAAATATGTGTAAAACTAGACTCCGTTCCCGAGTTCCCCTGGTAGGCAATTCGACCATTCCTTTCTGTGACTATAAAGCCAGATGGTACTTTGCAGCAGTAAACCCGGCCATTATAGGGAACGGCATGCACATTATCAGTCGGCCTAAGAAAAATGTCATCTCCTCTGGACCATGATGCGCTCCAAAGATCTTTACGATTGCCTTCTGCTTTACGATCCAGACTTATTGTGCACCGGAGACCCAGTTTAATGCACAGTTCTTGAAAATCCTCGCACAGTCCTCGTGATGTAGAGATGTATCTACCGTTAAAGTTCCCCTTACGCTTATCCACAGAGCCATCACCAAGCATCATAGCCTCCCACAGAATCCGCAGCTGCCGGATAGATAGAGAAAGGAACTCACGTGGTATGCGTTTTGTGCTGCATGTCGGACCCACATTCTCATAGACCCAGCCCCAAAATTGTTTTCCGCAAATAGTCCAATTTAGATCGCCGGTTTTGGGGTTAGGAAATTCAGAGAATGGTATGCCTGCTCTACGCATGCATTTCTTCATCTTGCGTGCATTGGCAGCGTGACAAGTTATACGTTGTGACATTTTGATACAATTCGGTCGGCGTTTACCAGGTTCCTTCTTACCCCTATTTTTTGCGTAGCATACACCTCCCTCAGATAGGTAATAACCTAGGAACTCTAACCAACCATCCATGTGGAATGATGTAGATGGGCTACCTCCATACCCAGGACTTACAGGGTAACCTGGCAATACAAATTCACGCTTTTCCTTACCTTTCCAAATCACAGATCCTACAAAGTCTACCGAGCTTCCTCTCATCGTAGTATCTAGTGCAGACTCAGTAAGCCATTGATCAGAAGTGTTCTTCCTAAGACGCATTTTATGATCTGGCGTCAACAGCATGTCCACCACCATACCCTTAAAATGTAGCAACTCGCCCTTGTACTGCTTATTGGTGATGCCCAACGGCCTAACAAATGTCATTTCGTATGTTCGGGGATTCCACTGTGCTACTTTGTCAGTCATAAGCAAATCTCGGAAATAGACAAACCCCCTCTCAGTAAGAATACGTGTCTCTTCATCGTGGCAACCCCAATCTATTCCGGCATAGATGGATATACCTTGTGCTAGTCGGCGAAAGGATTCAATATCACCTAGTACAATCTCAGGTTTACACACAGATTGTAGTTGGGCCCTGGTGATAGGTCGTACGCCGGAATCATAAGACCTGCCCAACTTCTCGTTCATGAACTGGGA